TGGGGAGCGGCCCGGATCAGGCGCCCATGTTCAGCGCGGCGCCGCGGTAGTCGAGCGCGGCGACGCCGTAGTCGAGGCGCACCTTCAGCTCGGCGCCGTCGACCTCCCAGCCGTTCTTGCTCTCGAGGAACGGCTCCTGGGCCCCGTCGAGGAACGCCACCTCGATCACCGGGGCGTCCATCGGGTCGGCGAACAGGTACCAGGGCGCGGAGGCCGGACGCGGGCTGTCGATCACGTCGCGGACCAGGCCCCTGACCATGTTCGGCCGCTGCAGCTTGTTGCTGGTGTCGGGGTCGTACTGGGCGTCGTTGACCACCCGGGCGGCGCCGCCGTTGGCGGTGTTGCCGAGCCAGATGGCCGGGCGCAGGTCGAGGTAGTCGTTGCCGCTGATGTCCATCTGCTCGGCGATCAGCACACGCAGCGCCTCGAAGGCCGCGACGGTCGGGACGCCGCCGCTGCCGGTGTCGACCAGGTTGCCGTGGGAGCTGTGGAACAGCACCACGCCGTCCTCCAGGATCGGACCCTTGCCCGAGTTCTCGGCCAGGAGCGCGTAGACGGCGGCCTCGACGGTGCGCGCCGCGGCACGGCCGAGCATGGTCGCCTGGTTGGTCAGGGCGCCGAGGTCATCGTTGATGATGGTCTCGCGGGTGACGGCGATCAGGTTGCCCTTGGTGCTGGCGGTGATGCTCGACTTCTCGCCGTCCGGGATCTGCTTGCGCTTGTACTCGCCGTGCGCGGTCAGGCTGTCGAGGTTGCCGATGCTGCCGGTGCGGTAGCGGTTGTGGGCGCGGAAATCGCTGACCTGCCCCGTCGCGCAGAAGCGGCGCCAGGTGTCCGGGGCGACCGCCCAGGAACGCAGCAGCGACTTGTGCATGACGTTCTCGAGCAGGGTCGGGAATTCCGACGTGGTCTGGAACGCGGCGGCGACCAGCTCACGCTTGTCCATGCCGTCGGGCCGCTTGCCGGCCCGCAGCAGGCAGCCACGGGCCACGTCGAGCAGGGTCTGGCCGCGGAACGGGTTGCCGTTCATGTCGATGGCCAGCGCCGGGACGCCGGCGCCCTGCAGGCGGTGGATGCCGGCGCGGTAGAGCAGCGCCTGCTCGGCGGCGCCGCGGATCTTGTCGGCCTCGTGCACGGTCACCCGCGGGTCGCCGGCCAGGGACTCGGCCCCCTCGGCCAGCTTGGCGAGCATCTTCTCGCGCGCCTGCTCGAGGGTGACGGCCGGGTCGGCGAGGATCTCGCGATGCAGCGCGGCCATGCTGTCGTGGCCCGGGAAGCGGGCGAACAGCGGCTCCAGGGCGGCGTTGCGCTCGACGATGCGGCGCATGGCCTGCGCCTCGGCGGCGGCCTGGATGGCGACGACGTTGTCCGGCGCGACCGGATCGGCCGGCGCCGGCGGGTTGCTCGGGGCCGGGGTGGACGGGGCGGCGGGCGCCGGGGCGTTGCTCGGGGCCGGGGTCGCCGGGGGGGTCTGCTTGGGCATGGTGTGTGCCTCCGGTCGGAGTGAGGCGGCGATGGCCGCGGGGACGGTGAAACGGGCCGGCAGCAGGCCGGCGGCGATGGGCAGGGCGTCGATCACCTGGTCGGCGAAGCCGGCGTCGAGCGCCTCCTCGGCCGTGTACCAGTGGTCGGCGCCGTCGGTGAGCAGGTCGAGCACGTCGTCGACGGCCATCCCGCTCTTGCGCGCGTAGCTCGAGGCCATGGCGCGGGCGTAGGTGTCGAGGGTGTCGGCCACCTGGCGCATCTCGGCCGAGTTGCCCATGGCGACGGTCCACGGCGCGTGGATCATCAGCAGGCTGTTCTCGGCCATGTGGATCTCGTCGCCGGCCATGGCGATCAGCGAGGCGATGCTGACGGCGACGCCCTCGACGGTGACGATGGCCCGCGCCTGGTGGCGGCGGATGGCGTTGTGGATCGCCAGGCCGTCGGAGACCGAGCCGCCGTAGCTATTGACCCGCACGTAGAGCGTCTCGGCGTCGATCGCCTTGAGCTCGTCGACGAAGGTCTTGGCGGTGACGCTCTCGCCCCACCAGCTCTCGCCGACGTCGCCGAAGATGAAGATCTCGGCCTCGCTGGCGTCGCCGGCGGCGCGGATCTCCCAGAACTTCTCCGGCTCCGGGGCGGCGGCCGGGGCCGGGCTGGCCATTGCAGCGCGCACGGCCTGGGCGAGCGGGTTGTTGCGCCGGATGGTCTGGACGATCACCTCCTCGCCCGCGGACGAGATCATGACGTCGGTGACGCCGGTGACGCCGGGGCGCGGCATGTCAGGCGATGGACCGGCCGCGCGTCGGCCGTTGGCGGGCGTTTTGGGCATCGTCGTTGTCCTCGTCGATGGTCACGGGATCGCCGCCGGCGGCGTCGAGGCCGGCGTCACGCTTCTTCTGGCGCCAGGCGGCCTCCTGCTCGAGCACGTCGTTGGGGTTGTCGCCGCGGCGGCGGATGATCTGCGGGCCGGACATGTGGGTGTTCGCTTCCAGCTTCTCGAAGGCGCTGGCCTCCTTGAGCGGATCGATCCAGGGCATCTGCGGCCCGAAATAGAGGGCGTCGTCGAGGCTGGTCGCCACCACGTCGGCGGGCACGCTGATGACGCCGGCCAGCGTGGCGGCGTTGAGAAACTGCTCGTAGACCGGGCGCACCAGGCCGTTGATGAACTCGGCGCCGAGGACGCCGTAGGCGCCGTAGCTCTCGACCAGCTCCTGGCGCTGGGCGCTGTAGCTGCCGTCGTAGTCCTTGGCGATGCTGCTGTAGGCGACGCCGCCGGCCCCGCTGGCGACCGCGCGCAGCTGGCCGCGGCGGAAGGTCTCGAGCTGCGGGTTGGGGCGCTTGGGGTCGACGCTGCCGATCTGCTCGCCCAGGCGCAGGTCGTCGAAGACCATGCCCGGGCGGAACTTCATTTCGCGGCGGATCGGGTCGCCGGCGTCGTCGAGGGCGGTGGCCGGGTCGTACTCCTCCGGCGAGCCCTTGATGATGAACGCGGCCATGGAGGCGGCCACCTTGGCGGCGACGCGCTCGCTCTCCTCGTAGTCCTTGATGTCGTCGAGGCGGCCGAGGATGGCGGCGAAGATCGACACGCCGCGCGTCTGGCGGATGCGGTCGATCAGCTTGAGGTGCATGACCCGCTCGGCGCCGACACGCTTGAGCCCGACCAGGTCGGAGTAGCTCAGGGCCTCGCCGGGGTGGCTGCGGTGCAGGTGGTAGGCGATCGGCCGGCCCCAGCCGTTGCGCTCGACGCCCATGATGATGCGCTTGGACGGGTCGCTGTAGTCCATCGGCAGCATGTCGGCCTCGAGCAGCTCCACCGAGTAGGGGACCCGGGTGCCGTGGTTGAGGCTGGCGATCGGCCCGACCAGGTGCTGGCCGAGCACCTCACCGTCGCGCAGCCAGGAGCGCCCGGCCAGGCGCTGCATCGACGGCAGGTCGTGCGACCAGGTCACCTCCGGCCGGTGCGCGAAATCGCGCCACGCCTCGAGGATCTGCTTGGCAAAATCGACGTGGATGGTGCCGTCGGCGCGCCGCGGCTGCGGCTCGACGGTGATGCCGTGGGGGCCGACGACGTTCTGCACCAGCACGCCGAGCACGCCGCGGGCGAGGTCGTGGTTCTGTTCGAGGTGGCGGGCCTGCTCGCGCAACGCCGTGCCGGCGCGGGCGACGTCGGTGTCGCCGGAGCCCTTGGCGCGGCGGCTCTTGCGCTGGCGATCGGGGCGGGCGGCCTCGTAGTAGGCGAGCACGCTGCGCGCCCGGCGGCGGCTCAGCGCCCAGCCGGGGAACAGCGCCTCGATGGTCCAGTCGACGGGGTTAGTCATCGTCCGCGAAATCCGCGAGACGGTGACGCAGCCCGCCGGTGCTGCTGGCGAGCGCGTCGCTGATCATCTGCCGCGCCTTCTGCAGCTCGTCCATGCTGCGGTAGGTGACCTGCCGGTCGCCCTTCTTGACGACAAGCTCGCCCGACGCGATGGCGGCGTCGATGGCGGTGAGGTCGGCGGCGGTGAAGGCCATGGGCAGTAGGCTGCCCGGATTCATTCCCCCGTTTGGGGCACTGGCGGGGGAAAATGCGGCGGGCGTGCTAGGCTTGATCGGGGACGAAAAAGGAGGGCGAGGAATGAAATCGGGCGTCATCACTATGTGCGCCGTGCTGATCGCCGGGTGCGCACACCAACTCACCCAGGGCGGGCAGCGTGTGCGCCTGGTCGACCGGCAGAGCGACCGTCAGTGTGAATTCATCGGCACCGTCACCGGCGCCAACGCGCTGGGCAACACCAAGGCCCACGACTCGCAGGGGTCGATGAACCAGATGCGTAACTACGCGGCAGAGATGGGCGCGAATGCCGTGCGCGTGCTTAACGTCGATGTGACCTACGGCGAGACCAACGTGATCGGCGAGGCGCTGCGCTGTAAGTTCTGATCCGGCCCGGTCACCGTACCGACAGCACCCCGAACCCGCACGTCCGGTCGACCAGCTCGCTGGCGTCGTAGTGCGGGTAGCGCGCGGTGAGCGCCATCCAGAGCTCGCGCATGGAGTCGTTGAGGCGGATGTCGTCGAGCACGACGCACGCGGGCTGCAGCACGCGGTAGAGCTCGAGATTGGTGGTGGTGGCGCGGTAGGTGTGGGCGCTGTCGATGTAGAGCAGGCCGACAGGCCGGCCGGCGACGGCCTCGCGCACCCGCTCGACGGTCTCCGGCTCCAGCGAGTTGCCGATCACCTGGGTGATGCCGGGGACGACACGCTCGGGCGCCCAGGCCTTGATGTCGACGGTGATCACGTCGGCGCCGGCGCGGTGCATGGCGGTGGCGGCACCGAGGCAGTAGCTGCCGATCTCGACGGCGACGCCGGCCCGGCCGAACAGCTTTTCCCCCGCCATGAGGCCGGCGAGCAGGCGGTAGTAGCCGGGCGGCTGGTAGTCCGGGGCGTGGTCGCGCTCGTAGCTGCAGCCGGTGAGGTCGAGATCCTCGCCGAGCGCCATAGCCAAGTCGCACTCGAATCCGAGCTGCAAAGAGGCCCCATGCAGCGCGATGCTGACGGCGCTCATGCCGACGACCCGCTGCGCACGCCGTTGACGATGCGGTAGAGCTGCGAGCGGCTGAGGCCATGACGGGCGCACAAATCGCGCCAGCAGACGCCGTCGCGCCACTGCTGGCGGATGGCCTGGTCGCGCTCGGTGTAGTCGTCGAGGGTCGGCCACCAGACGCGGCCGCCGCCGAACTCCCGGCTCAGCGCGCGGTAGATCTCCTCGGCGATGTGGGTGGCGATCTGCTCGTGCAGGCCGGTGCCGGCAACGACGCCGCGGGTGATCGACCGGCGGATGGACATGCCCACGTCGATGTCGGCGCGCATCATCGAGGCGCTGGTCTGGGTCATTGCAGATACTCCAGGTAACGGGCGCGGATGGCCGGGTGCATCTCCGGCGCCCACGGCTTGCGGGCGCCGGTGAAAAAGACCGCGCGGGCCCCGGCCGGCAGATCGCCCTCGTCGGTGCGCGCGTAGAAGTGCACGCCGTCGGCCTCGCTCCAGGTGGGGGCGTCGGGCAGCACGTAGCTCATCCACGCCTGGTCGCTGCCGACGTAGCGCCGGCCGTCGGCGCGGCGCTGATCGGTGCAGAGCCGCGGACTGCGCGCCGGGTCGAAGGTCTGCCAGACGTGCGGCCGGGTGCCGGGCCGGTGCTGCCATAGGCTGCCGTTCAGCGGGGCGGCGTAGCCGCGCAGCGCCTGGAACGGCGCGTCGGTGATCAGCGGCGCCAGGTCGCCGAGCAGCAGCACGTCGAGGTCGATGGAGAGCAGCAGCGGCCCGAAGGTCTCGCGCGCCCACGGGCTGAACAGCTTCAGGCGCCGCCAGCAGGCCGGCTTGCCGGCGGCGGTGACGACGGGCGGGTCGTCCCACAGCGGGTAGGTGTCGCACTCGGTGATGCCGGCCGGGTCGTCGGTGACGCAGACCAGGCGGTAATCGCCGGTCATGTGCTCGGCGAGCATCCGGGCCAGGGCGTTGACGTGCTCGGCGCGGTAGGTGTCGCCGCGCCAGCCGTGCCATTTCCAGGAGAGGATGGTGATCATGGTTTTATGCGGGTCTGCCTATTACTGGTTAGGCGGCGCTCTTTTCGAGCTGCGCCTTTATGAAATCAGCCAGGCCAATAATCCGCTGCTGCACTTCCTCCGGTGCGCTGCACTTGTATTGCGCCTCGTAGTCGACCAGGGTTCTCATGGCTATGTTCGCCTGCACAAGCACGAACTGCTCTGGCGTGGGTTCCCCGCCTAACACGGCGGTCAAGGCCGACCCGCCGCAAGCGGCTTCGTTTTCGTTCTGTTGTTCATTCATTGCTCTTAGTCCTCTTTTAGTTCCGTGTGCCGGCGGCTCAAGTCGGCCGTTAGGCGCCCTCACTTCTCTTGTTCCATGCGTTGACGGCTTCTGCTTCGCTGTCAAAGATGCCGCCCGTGCAGCCATCAATAAACGTGGAGCTGTTATTTCCAAGTTCACAACCACAACCAGGACATTCCACCCAAAATCCCATATTTGCATCTATTGGGTTTTCCCAATCGCATCCGCCAATTTTTATTATTGGACTACCGCCGCAAAACGGGCACGGCAACATGATGAGCGTCGTCACGTGGCACCAACCTGCACACGCTTCACCGCTACCTCAAAGGCCATGACGCGCCGGTTGCCTCTGGCCCATTCGGGGAGGCTGTCCGTCAGGTGCAAGGTCTCCGCCTGGGCGAAGGTCTTCTTGTCCCCACTCCACCCGTAGCGGATGCGGCTCAGGCCGAACGACTCGGCAATCGCCTTTGCGTCCCGGGTGTCGCTGCAGGCCTGGGGGCCGTAGACGATCCAGCTCTTGTTCATTTTCGGTTCTCCTTTGGTCAGCAGAAAAAGAGAGGATGGTGATCATGGTTTTATGCAGGTCCGCCTATTACTGGTTAGGCGGCTACTGCTTCCATCCGCACGAAATCCCCCTTGCCCGAAACAGCAACCGGTCGTGCTTCTCGCCGACGTGCACCACGGCGGCCGGCTCGCCGAGGGCGCTGATGTCGGTGCCGCGGCGGACGTCGACGATCAGCACGCCGCCGGGCGCGAGGCGGATCAGGTGGGCGTAGGTGTCGGCCGGGTAGTGGAAGCACCACGACAGCAGCGAGATGACCAGGTCGAAGGGTTTCCGCGGAAACGGCTCGCGGCCGATGTCGTGGGTGGCGTAGCGCCGGCGCTGGACGCCGTTGATGTGCAGGAACCGGTCGCTCTCGGCGAGGTGGTTGTAGGCGCCGAAGTCGGCGACGTGCTTGGCCCAGCCGACGCGGCGGCGGGTGTCGAAGCCGTCGCGGTCGAGCAGGGTGAAGTGGGCGCCGGGGTAGGCGCGCGCGAGCAGCAGGTCGATGCCGGCCAGGCCGCAGCCGATGTCGAGCACGTGCTCGAGGCGCGCGGGCAGGTGCGGGCGGAGCTGCTCGAGGGTCTCGCGCATCTCGGTCTCGTAGGCGCGGGCGAGCTGGGCGAGGTACTGGGTGCGCTGGTAGCAGAGCGCGGTGACGTGCTCGGGGGCGAGCTTGACGCCGGTGGCCGGGGTGCGCGCCGGCGGGGTGGGCGTGCGCTCGCGACGCGGGCCGGTCTGCCAGTAGAGGCGCGGGATCCACGGGGCCCTGGTCTCCCACGGGCGCGGCTTGCCGTTGAAGACGACGAGGCGGCACTCGGGCGGCGGGGCGGGGCGCTCCATGATGTGGAGGCCGCGCGCGATGGCGCCGGGGTGCCGGTCCTGCAGGTAGTCGATCGTGACGCCGGCGGCCTCGAGTTCGGCCTGGATGAAGCCCTGGTCGCCCCAGCGGGTCTTGGTGACGCACTCGGCCTGGTGGCGGGCGGGATCGGCGGCGAACGCTTCGTAGAGCTCGCGCCGGGGGCCGGTCCAGGCCATGACGCCGCTGCCGGCGCAGGGGTGGCCGCTCATGTTCCGCAGCATGGCGAAACCGCCGGTGGGGTCGCTGTCGACCAGCGGGGTGAGGTCGCCGACGATGACGGTGTCGAGGTCGAGGTAGAAAACGCGCCCGAGGTCGTGCTTGAACAGCTCGAGCTTGGCCCACCAGCCGGGCCAGTCGTGCTCGAGCGGGATGCGCTCGCAGTCGACGTCGACGTCGGCCAGGCAGACGAAGCGGTGCGGGTGCGGGTAGTGCCGCTCGACCTGGCGCTGCAGCCAGGCGACGTGGCCGGCGTGGTATTCGCCGCCGGCACGGAGCACGCAGGCGAAGGTGGGGCGCCGCTCCGGGTAGTAGTGCTGGCGCACCCAGGGGTAGGCGGCGTGTGATGGGTCGCGATCGCCGCTGAAAAAGACGATGCGGGCGGCCGGCGGCAGGGTGTCGCCGATCAGCAGGGCCTCGTGCACGCCGTCGCGCCGGCCCCAGGTGGCCTCGCCGAGGCCGAGGCTGTGGCGGATCCACGCCTGGTCGGTGCCGGTGTAGTCGCTGGCGAGCTGCCGGGCGGCGGCGGGATCCCGGGCGAACTCGTCCCAGACCCGGGCCCGCGCGCCGGCGTCCATCATGAACAGGGTGCCGCTGTAGGCCTGGTGCGGGCTCCACTGCTGGGCGGCGATGACGAACTCCTCGGGCCGGTCGAACAACGGGGTGAGGTCGCCGGTGACGACGCTGTCGAGGTCGATGCAGGCGAAGCGCGGGCCGATCAGCTCGCGCATGTCCGGGCTGAAGACGTAGAGCCGGTTGTAGCAGCCGCCGAGGTCGAGGCACTGGTCCCACAGCGGGATGACGCGGATGGCGGGGTCGAGCCCCTCGGCGTCGTCAGTGACGCAGACGAACTCGTGCTCCAGGCGCAGGTGCTCGCGGACCGCGCGGTAGAGGCGGTTGACGTGCTCTGGGCCGTAGGCGCCGATGGTGGCCGTGGACGGCGAGCGGCGGACCGCGGGCGGGCGCCACTTGAAGCAGACGATGCGGAGGGGTTCGGTGGTCACAGGCTCCATTCCTCTGAGCCGAAGCCGGTCGGCGACGGCGGTGCGGGGGCCCGGCGCGCGGGCGGCGGGATCTTGGTCTCGGGTCTCGGCGCGGCCGTGCCGGGCCGGCGCAGGCCGCGCGTCGACAGGTCGATCTCGGCGAGGCGCAGCGCGGCCAGTGCCAGCAGGAAGCAGTCGAGCGCCTCGTTGCGCGGGCGGGTCTGGACCCACTGCGCGATGGGGCGCGTGCCGCGCATCTTGGTGACGAGCTTCTCGGCGGTGAGCTGGGCGAAGTACTCGTCGTCGAACGCGGGCTCGTTGGGGAAGTGGATGTAGCCGGGGCCCGGCTGCTGGATCTTGAGCCGCGAGAAAAGCAGGGCCTTGGCCTGGTCGACGCCGACGACGTGCACGGCGATGCCCTTGCGTCGCTGCCGGCGCAGGCGCTGGCGGCGGCTGCGCGCGTCCTCGATCAGGGGCCTCCCGCCGCCGGCGACGCCCTTGGTGGCGTAGATCCACGGGCGGCCCTGGCAGTAGGCGTAGACCATGGAGGTGTTGTAACCGGAGTCGATGGCGCCGGCCTCGGGGCCGAAGTCGGCCAGTTCGGCCTCGAGCTGGTCCCAGACGTCGCCGCGTGCGGTGTCGCCGGGCAGGATCAGGTGCTCGACCGCCCAGGCCTCCTCGCCGGTGCCCCAGTCGACGAGGGTGAGCTCGAGGCGGTCTTTCTGGACGTCGCAGCCGAAGGTGCGCGCGCGGGCCGGGTAGCCGTCGGGGTAGGCCTCGAGGCGCGCGAGCAGCCCGGTCGGCTCGATGCTGTCGCCCTGCTCGACCCAGGTCTCGCCGAGGTGGGTGTTGACGAAGGCGCGCAGCGTCGCCGGGGCTTTGACGGCCTGCCGCCACTCGTGGGCGAGGTCGAGCCAGGAGGGGCCGAGGCCGATCGGCGCGAGCAGGGCGGTGAGCTGGTAGCCGCGCACGGACCGCTCCGGGTGGGCGGCGATCCAGCGGCCGTTCTCGAGCAGGGCCGGCTTCTGGTGCTCGTGGATCTCGCCCTGGCATTCGCGGCAGCTGTACCAGGCGCGTGTGTGCTGCGCGTCCCAGCGCAGGCCGTGCGGCAGGTCGGCGCCCCACTCCAGCGGCTGCCACTGGCCGCAGTGCGGGCACTCCAGGTGATACCGCCGCTGATCGCTTTTTTCGTATTCCCGCTCGATCAGGCTCTCGTCGTGCACGGTGGGGGTGGAGATGAAGAGCCGCTTGGGCCGGGCGAAGGCCTTGGTGCGCCCGCGCGCCAGGGTGATGACGTCGCCCTCCTCGCCGATCTCGGACGGGAAGCGGTCGAGGTCGTCCATGACCAGGTAGCGGACGGACTTCTGGGCGTAGGAGTTGGTGGAGTTGCCGCCGGCCAGGAACAACACCCCGCCGGGGAAGTCGATCAGGTCCTGGCGGTTGGCCGAGTCGCGCGAGCGCATGCCGCCGAGCACCTCGCGGACCGCGGGGGTCTCCTGCAGCAGCGGGTTGAGCTTCTGGATCTTCCAGCTGTCGCGCGCCTCGAGCGTCGGCAGCATCACCATGGCGGGGCCGGGCTGGTGGGCGATGAGGTAGCCGATCCAGTTGACGACGGCCTCGGTCATGCCGACCTGCGAGGATTTCATGACGACGATGTCGCGGGCCGTGGAGTCGGGCGACAGGCAGTTCATGATCTCGCGCAGGAAGGGGGTGCGGGCGGTGCGCCAGCGGCCGCGCTCGCCGGCCTGCTTGCCGGAGAGGTAGCGGTGGTCGTCCGCCCACTCGGCGACGGTCAGCGCGCGCCGCGGCGCGACGTTGCGGGCGCAGAGGTCGATGCAGTGAGCGAGGTGGCTCATGATGCGGACCCCTGGGGCAGCGCCTGGTGCTGCCGGCGGATGGCGTCGCCGATGTCGACCAGGACCTGCCGGCACGCCTCGGCGAGCCGTGCGTGCACCTCGTCGAGGTCGGTCTCCGGGGCGACCAGAGGCGCGACCTGGTCGGGGTAGACGTCCATCGCCGAGCGCACCGCGGCGGTGACGAAGCGCAGCACGGTGTCGACGTCCTCGCGCGGGATGAGGTCGCCGACGCGCTGGCGGTACTCGAGCGCCTTGATCTCGGCCTCGTAGTGCTCGCGCTTGGCGCGCGAGTTGGCGGCCGAGGGCATCAGGCCGTGAACGCCGCCCTCGGCCGCGGTTGCCTCGGCCGTTGCGCCCGTTGCCTGCGCCGGCCGGACGGCCGTCGCCTGGTAGCGCGTGTCGGAGGCCTCGACGTCGATCAGACCGTCGGGCGTCTTGACCAGGCGGCCCTTGTGCAGCGCCCGGGTGACGGTGGAGCGGGCCCAGCCGCGCCGGCGGGCGTACTCGGCCTGGGTCATCGCCGTCATGCCGGCCGCCCTCCCCGCCCTTTTCTCTCTCCTGTCCTTTTTTCCAGGGGGGTGTGTGTGGGTAAAAAACGCGTGTGACAGGCGATATGACGCGCGGTGTGACGGGTGCGCTTGCACGTAAGCGCCTGAATGTGCGGGCATGTGACACATGTGACACATGTGACAGGCGTACGCGCACGTGTGGACGCACGCGCGGGTGTGCGTGCGGGTGTGTGCGCCCACGTGTGCGCGCGTTGTCCTGTCATGCCTGTCACATTGGCGAAAAGTCGCGCATATTCAATGCGTTGGCCTGTCATAATGCCTGTCACATTTGCTGTCACATTGCCTGTCACATGGGCGTTCATGCGGCCCGATCCCGGCCCACGTTCTGCTCTCGCCCTTCAACGGCGGCGGCGAAGGCGAGGTAGCAGTCCGTCAGCCACACCTGCTGGCTCTTGCCTTCGGCCATGCGCCGGTCCTCGCCGCGCCTGGCGGCGTGCTCGAGATCCTGCGCCGAGGGCAGGACGAGCCGCCGCTGGCGCGGCGTGCCTTCGTAGTGGTAGGTGTCGTAGACGGCGGCCTGCTTGCCAACGACCCATCCGGGGATCTTGCCCATGTGGGCCAGGAAGTGGTTGCTCGGACGCGGGCGGATCTCGCCATTGAGCCGGCACCAGCGCAGGTAGGCGGCGTAGAGGTCCATCGACAGGCACGGGCAGAACGGCAGGTCCAGGTCGCCTGAGCGCCACTCACGCAGGAAACGGTCCTCGCTCGGGCGCGACAGTTCGATCAGGTCTTCCTTGCTGGCCGTCATCGGCGGGCGCTTCTTGGGGTGGAAGTCGCCCAGGTCGAGCGCCAGCAGGTAGTGGTAGAACGCTTCGACGCCGCCGTTTTCGATCTCGAGAAAGACCTCGTCGTAGTACGACTCGTCGAGGTGCGGCGGGGTGTAGACGACCAGGTGGCGCCGGTCGTCGTTGTCGATCGGTAGCGGCTGGTTCTCGTTGGAGAGGTAGACGATGTTGACCTGGTTGCGCTGGCGGTAGGCGGCGAGGTTCTTTGGGTTGACCCGGATCCAGTCGCCGGAGACCAACTCCTTGAGCTCGTTCTTGATGTGCCACATCTCGGCGCGGGTGACGACCTCCTCGGCGAGGATCAGCAGCTTGCTGTCGCACCAGTCCGAGTTGAATCGGTCCTCGAGGCCGCGCTGGTTGAGCACCGTCGCGTAGTCGCCGTAGATCTTGGCCAGCTGCTGGAACACCGCGCTTTTGCCGGTGCCCTGCGGCCCGTGCATGATCACGGCGCTGTTCATCTTCGCGCCGGGCTTCTGCAGCGGGTAGGCCATCCAGCGGAGCAGCCACTGGTAGACCTCGCGGGCGTTGGTCTCGCGGTTGCAGAGGTATTCGAGCAGCTCGAGGATCCGCTCGCACGACCCCTCTTTCGGCTCCATGGGCCATCCGCGCCAGGTGTTGAGCTTGACGGTGGGGTCGTTCTCGGTCGGGTCGAACCCGACCTCGTCGATGTAGTAGGCGCCGCGCTCGGCCCAGGTCGGGTGTGACTTGACGTCGTCCCAGCGCGCCTTGGGTGGCAGCAGCGCCATCATCTGCTTTTGCTTGACCGGGCGTCGCGTCCACGTATCCCACAGGTGATCGCCGGT